TCCCAGTATCGATGACTAAAGCGGAGATCATGGCTATTGAGAACGACGAAGAGCGTCAAGCAATGATCGCTGCAAACATTGGATTATTTAAAAACTAGAAAGGGCTATTAAAATATGGCTGAAACAAAACTTACAACCATGAATGACTTAGGCGAAATCAAATCAATCGATTTTGTCAATAAGTTCTCTAAAAACATTAACGACTTGCTTCGACTTTTGGGCGTTACACGTCGCCAAGAGTTGACAAACGATCTTAAAATCCAAACTTACAAATGGACAGCGGACGTTGACACAACTAAAACCGCAGAAGGTGAAACAATTCCGCTATCTAAAATGACACGCGTGAAGGACCAAGAATATACAGTAGAATGGTTCAAAAAACGCCGTGCGGTATCAGCGGAAGCGATCGCTCGTCATGGTGCGTCACGCGCTATCACAGAAGCAGATACACGCTTGCTTCGCGAAATTCAAAACGGAATCAAGGACGACTTCCTAGCTTACCTTAAAAAGACTAAAACGAAAGTTAAAGGGAAAGGGCTTCAACAAGCGCTTGCTAATAGCTGGGGCAAATTGACCACTTTCAACGAGTTCGAAGGCTCTCCGCTTGTTTCTTTCGTTAACCCGCTTGATGTGGCTGAATACCTTGGAACAACAGCCGTTGCGTCTGACGCTTCAAACGTGTTTGGATTTACTCTTCTCCAAAACTTCCTCGGTATGCAAAACGTTATCGTTATGCCTTCATGTCCACAAGGAAAGATCTATACCACAGCCGTTGAAAACCTTGTTTTCGCTTACTTGAATGTGTCTGGTGGAGATCTTGGCGGATTGTTTGCAGACTTCACAGACGAAACAGGCTTGATTGGTGTGGCGCGTGACCGTCACTTGAATAACTTGACTTTCGAGTCAGTATTCTTTGGCGCTAACGTTCTCTTTGCTGAAATTCCGGACGGTGTGGTGGAAGCTACAATCGAACCAGCGTCAGCAGTAGCAGCCTAGTTTTAGGAGGTTTTAGCGATGACAGCAATCAATATCGATCAAGTAACGGAAGAGCTTCGAATTCTAAAAGGTATTCCCAAGGCTGACCAAGAACAGGACGATCTTTTGGCCCTTATTGTACGGGATAGCTTCGAGCGTATGATCGCTTACGTCAATCAATTCTCGGAAACAGCACTCGAGGAATTGCCCGAAAGCGTGGCTTATATCCTTCGAGACGTTGCCGTCAGTCGCTTTAATCGACTAAACTCGGAAGGCGCGACAGCGGACAGCGAGGAAGGCCGGAGCTTCACTTGGGAGTCTAGCTATCTAACAGATGAGCATAAGGCCGTATTACAAGGCCTTGCAATCAAACATCGGGCCCGCGGAATCGCTCGATTCATTTAAAGGGGGCGCGTGTATGATCTATAACGAACGCGTGACTTTGATCTTTGAGGAAGAGCCGGAGGACGAATTGCTTGAGAGCACGGAAACAAAGAAGAGTTTCCCAGTCCCTTGTATGCGGAATTCATTATCTAATTATGAGATGATGGGGCTCTTTGGTAAGTACGATTTTGATTCGTTCAAATTGCACTTACAAGGTACATATAAGGGCTTCTCGGAAGTGATTTATAATGGCCACAGACTCAAGATCAAGGGCAAACGATATCATCATAATAGCACGGTTATTTATTTATGAGTTTTTCGTATACAGTAAAAGGCTTGGACAAGTTCATTCGGAAGGTCCAAAACAAGCCACGGGAAGCGCGTCGGGCTGTATCGGCAGAATTGCAACGATCGGCTTTGCGTGTGGAACGAAAAGCCAAAATGAAAGCGGCAGTCGATACCGGATTCATGCGAAACGGGATCTTTGTCGCTCGGGTGGGTATGTTACGTTATAAGGTAACATCGCCCGCGGGCTATTCGGTTTATGTGGAACTTGGAACTCGGAAGATGAAGGCCCAGCCGTTCCTTGGTCCAGCCGTTAAGGAAGAAAGCGAAGTGTTATTTAAGAACCTTCGTAAAATGTTTAGGAGGTGATTCATGGCAAACGAAACGCCTTCAGTTAAAATGCTCGCAGATTTACGCGAAAGATTAAAACCACTTAATATCCCGATTAAGTTCAAATTACCAAAACAAGACACACTCGAGCCGTTTTTGGTGATCGGGCAATCCAGCTCGAACACGTCTAAAACAGCTCAAACGGGGCTTATTATCGAGGATATGAGCGTACAAATTGACATTTTCTTACCGGGCACGGAAAGCCGGGCCGGGGTCGAGAAAGTCAAATCTGAGGCCCTTCGCAGGATCGGCCACAATCGCAATATGAACGCGAGCGTACTCTTAGACGATACGATAGGCCGTGAAGTCTATCATATTGTCATTGCACTAACAGATACAATCTTTTAAAAAGGAGCACTTAATAAATGGGTGAAGCAGAAGACAAAGCAAAAATTAAAATTACGATCGCAAAGCCGATCGTAGGTAAAAAAGTATTTTACTTTATTCAATCTATCCACGCTGAGAAAGGCAATGGAGCAATGCTTCCAGCCTATCGTACAGATGGTACAACTACCATGGGTGGCGAATACATTGACGAACAAACTCAACAAGGGCGCTTGCTTGAAAAAGCAACCGATGAACACTCTATCGAGTTAACTCAATATTTCGCACCTAAAGATCCTTCAGTTCAAACTGTATTGGACGCACAAAAAACCGGTGAATCTTTGAAGATCTGGCGTGTTATCGTTGATGATAGCGTCAAAGAGACTTCAACCGGCAAAGACACTTACCCAGCTCAATTTGGTTATGGTAAGATCACAGAAGACGTTGAATTTACTGACGCGATCGATGGATTCGTTGAGCTCAACTATACGGTCGGTATCGTTGGACGTCTGCGCGATGGTAAGTTCCCATTGTCAGCGGACGAAATCGCAATGTTAAACGACGTTTACGAGTACCAAAACCCGGGCGAAACGACAGGCGATTACAACAATATCACACGCTAATTTTTCAAGCAAAGGGGCCTCGGAAGCCCTTTTGCTTTTATTTTTTTGACAAAAAAGGAGTTATTCAATGGAATTTACAGTCGGAAGCCGTTCAATCGAGATCAAATTTGATTATATGACAATGTATAAGGTCAATCGTGACTTGGGATCTCAAGGACCAGACGGAACACGTAACGAAGACGGGGTTGGAGCTCTATTCCTTCGTGTGGTTGATCGTAACGATTCAGCTCTTGTGGATCTTATCAAGCTATGCGCAAGCAAAAAAGCGAAAGCCGTAAGCGATGAAGAAGCGATCAAAGCAATCGCGGACAAGATGGAAGAGCTCGGAGCAGAAAGCACAGAGCCACTATTCGAGGCATTGGAAGAAGAGATGGTCGATTCTGGTTTTTTCAAAGAGAAAGTTTCGAAATACTTAGAAAATCTCGAGCTGGGATTGAAGTACCTCAAAGCCAAAGCCGAAACAGCGGAGGACAAAGCGCAAGCAGAACTTCAGATCGAGCAGACGGAAGCGCAAATTGGGCGCTTGAAAAACGCAATCTCTTAATAGAGTGTGCGCGCTTGGGTCTGACTGACCCGAATATTATTTTTTCGTGTACAAAGAACGAGCTCGACGCGATTCGCGAGGGCCTTTATTATCGAGCGATCGAAGAGAGGGAAAACCTCGTCGAACTTGCTTTTAACTTACGCTATACGCTAAACGCTAAAAAAGCGGACTTTGGCAAGTTGAGCAAGAAAAAGGATCGCGAGAAAGTGCGTCGTCTATTCAGACAGCGCGAAGAGCGCGAAAGCTCTCAAGGTATGCTCGAGAAGATCGAGCGTCTTAATGAACATTTCAGAAATAGATAGATAGGAGGTGGGGCGATGGCGTTTGACGGATCAATAGAAGCGATTATCGGCGCGGATTTAACCGGGTATGAAAAAGCAATGAGCGACGTTGTGAATTCGACACGTAAAGCATTTCAAAACGCGGCACAAGAAGCGTCAAAGAGCGCGAATCAGATGATTCGTGAAGTCGGTCAGCTTATGAACCGACTCGCAAACAGCAACCAAAATATCGGATCCAAGATCGGCCAAGGATTGACCGGCGGATTAAAAATCGCCCTCGGAGAGCTACAGCGTATCTCTTCTAACATTGGCGCAAAATTACCGGACCCCATACGAAGGGCATTTACTCGTGTTTCGGCTGATATTAAATCAGTCTTAGGAACGATGAAAAATGACGTTGCCACACTTGGGGCCGGCATTAATTCCAAAATCAAAAAAGCGTTTGATTTTAATATTTCAAACGCGATCAAATCGCCGAAGAGTGCTTTTGCTGAAATGGCAAACAGCGTTGACTCTATGGCCCAACGGATCAGCTCAAAAGTCCACAGTATCGGCTCGGTCTTTACTAATTCGGCAAACAATATGTCCGGCTCGTATAAGACGGCCTTCGGTGCGATTGGGGACTCTATGGCACGGTTAGAAGCTCGGATCCAGTCAACGGCTGGAAGCATTACGAGCGCACTTGGCCAAAAGGTGCTAAACCCGATCAATTCTTCATGGTCCAGTATGTTTTCAAACTTGACCAACAAGGCAAACAGCTTCGCGGATCGGGTCAAAAACTCGTTCGGTGGTCGGATTCTTTCTTCAGTCAACAACCTTGCTAGTACTGTAAGTGGACGACTCGGAAACGCGTTCCAGACGGCCGGACAGAAGGCAGTCAGCGCGTTAACTGGGATCGTGAGTCACACGGACAGGGCAACGAGCGCGTCAACGAACTTGCTCAAGCAGGTTTTAGGTGTGGCGGCTGCTTACAAACTCTTTGATCTTGGGAAACAAGCAATCAAGAGTACTGTTTCGAAAGCTGCTGAGTTTGAAGCCAAAATGAGCAATATCAAGGCCGTTACTGGTGAGAGTGAAGCGACGATGAAGAAATTCAACGACGCTGCAATCAAAGCTGGTGCAGATACAGCCTTTAGCGCCGCAGAAGCAGCGGACGCAATCGGCGAACTTGCCAAAGCCGGGGTATCGACAAAAGATATCCTAAATGGTGGGCTTACCGCGTCCCTTAACTTGGCCACAGCGGGCGAGCTTGACTTGAAAGAAGCGGCAGAAATTACTTCGACAGCCTTAAACGCGTTTAAACGCGACGGCATGACGGCCACACAAGCGGCGAACCAACTCGCGGGAGCTGCTAACGCGTCAGCGACAGACGTCCACGAGTTGAAATATGGTCTTTCAATGGTCGCTCCGGTCGCTTCAGGGCTTGGCTTATCATTCCGTGATACCACAAACGCCCTCGCAGTATTCGCGCAAAACGGACTTAAAGGGTCCGACGCCGGAACGTCTCTTAAAACTATGCTTATGAATCTGCAACCGCAGACGAAGAAGCAAACAAATCTGATGAAAGATTTAGGCATTATAACCGAGGACGGTTCGAACCAGTTCTTCACGGCTGAAGGTAAAATCAAGTCATTCGCTGAGATCTCTCAAGTCTTGAAAGATCACTTGGGTGGACTTACTGACGCTGAAAAACAAATGGCCTTGAAAACCATGTTCGGTACCGACGCGGTGCGTGCTGCAACTATCGCGATGAACGAGGGAGCAGACGGCGCTAACAATATGCAAGAGGCTATTGACAAGGTGACGGCTGCTCAAGTTGCGGCTGAAAAGCTCAACAACTTAAAAGGGGCCGTCGAGGCTTTGAGTGGATCTTGGGAAACACTTCAAATTCAAGTCGGAACGGCAGTCCTTCCAGTCCTTACAACACTCGTTAAATGGATTGACAAGTTAGTTGATAAAATATCCAACTCGCAAGGGCTACAAAAATTCTTAGACGCTTTGAACTCGTTAAACCCGGCATTAGATCAATTCCTCAATGGAACTAAAATGTCAGACGAGCAAGCGAATAAGTTTAAAGGCACCATGCAAGCCGTAAAACCAGCCGTGACAGCTCTTGTGGGCGCGTTTGCGTTTGGTCCGGCAGTACGCGGACTAACTTCGCTTACTGGTATCATGGGAACAGTCGCAAGTAAGACGCTGGCCCTTGGATCAATCGCGTCTAGTGCGTTTAGCACGGCCGGAGGCTTCATTTCTAGCTTTGCGGGTAAAGTAGCAGGTATTCCGGGTGTGCTCGGTGGAGCTGCTTCACAAGGTTTATCGGTTCTTGGAATGATGGCAAGCGGGATCGTGTCCGTGATGGGAATCGCCCTCGCGTCAATCGGTCCGGCTGCTATTTTGGGGCTTGTCCTCGCTGGTCTTGGTCTGATTAACCAACAATTCGGAAAACAGATCGATCAGTTGATTACTTTGGTAACGACTAAAGGGCCGATGATTATTCAAAACCTTGTAAACGGGATCACTAGTCAATTACCGAGCCTTATCGCTTCGGGTGCTAATCTAGTAGCCAAACTCGCGCAAGGCTTCGCGACAATGTTCCCAGTGATCGTTAACGCTGGGATTCAGTTAATCGCTAGTCTCGTTCAAGGTGTGGGCCAAAACGCAAGTTCTTTGATCTCGTCCGCGGTAACGATTATCGGGACTTTGGTCAATAGCTTACTTTCAGCATTGCCACAGTTACTTGCTATTGGTATGCAGTTACTTCTTAGCATTACGCAAGGAATCTTGCAAAACTTACCGCAGATTCTTACAACAGCGAAACAGATTGTAACTAACTTTATTACTAATATGCAAGCGCAATTCCCGCAGATCCTTCAACAAGGTATTCAGATTTTGATGAATGTCGTCCAAGGGATCATTCAAGCCTTACCAACGATCATCGATATTGCGACACAAGTCATTGTCGGATTTATTCAAACGATCTTGTCAAACTTACCAACGATCTTACAAGGTGGGATTCAGCTTATCGTGGCGCTTGTCCAAGGTCTTATTAACGCCTTGCCGAAGATTGCACAGTCTGGCGCTCAGATTATCGGTCAGCTTATCATGGGACTTGCTAAAGCCTTGCCACAACTTGCAATGGCTGGGGTGCAATTAGTCGTACAACTTGCAACGTCATTGATTACTGGTATTCCTAAAATCGTAGGCGCTGCATGGGATATCATTAAGGGCTTCGGTGGTGCATTGCTTAACTTCATTCCGAACGCTCTGAAAGGCGTTGCTGACGCCGTCGGTAACTTCTTCGGTGGTATTTGGGATTGGATCTCTGGCAAGTCCGAAGCAGGCGGAGCGAAGGTTGAAGCGACGATTGGAGCAACAGCGGAACATATCTCGAACAAGAGTTCGGAAACGACCGCAAAAGTAAGCTCGGACGCGACGACCGCGAATACTAACGTCAGCACGAACTATCAACAAATGCAAGCGAACGTCAGCACGTCAACGAATACAATGACCGCGGACGTATCGAATAACATGATGAACCTTGCGAATAGTACGATGACAAGCACAACGACTATGCAACAAGGTGTATCAACGAATTTCGGTATGATGAACGCTGACGGCACCATGAATATGCAACAGCTCGCAATGAATACCGATACGTCGTTCAACCAAATGAACGCGAACGCGACAGCTCAAACGGGCCAAATGAACACGGGCGTAGTAAGCAATATCAGCCAGTTAAATGCTAATGCAAGCTATCAGATGGATCAGCTCCTTAATAACGCAAACGCGAGCACAGCGGGCGTGAATACAGCAGCTAACACGAACGCCCAACTTGCGAATACGGGAGTAGTGAGCAACTTCCAACAAATGCAAGCAGGAGCGACAAGCGCTACAAATGCGATGGCAAACAACGCGCAAGCTGACTTTGCCAAAGTCTCTCAACAAGCGCAACAATCAAGCGCGCAATTATCGCAAGCAGTAACCAACAATTACAACCAAATGAAGACGGCTGTTACAAGCGCGATGAACGCGACAGCTCAAGCAGTCCAAACCGGCCTTAATAAGATCTCGCAAGTGAGCTCTTCGGCTGGTAAACAGCTAGAAAGCGCGTTTAAGTCAACGTTCCAAAGCGTGACAAATAGCGCTAAAAGCGGTATGCACGCGTTTACTAGTACCATGCAATCAAGCATGACGCAAGCCGTCTCACTTGCTAGTTCGGCTTGTGCTCAGATTTCAGCTTCGTTTGGCTTGCTTCCAGCTATGCTTCAAATGGTCGGATTTAACGCGGGCGTAGGCCTGTATAATGGGCTTGCTTCGATGGCCGGTTCGCTCTACGCTCTCGCTTTCAGTATCGCTTCTAATATCGCTTCAGTTATGCGTTCGGCGCTTGATGTTCACTCACCTTCCCGAGTTACGAAAAAAATTGGTGGCTTTACTGGTGAAGGTATGTACCTCGGTATGAAAGACTGGGTCGGTGATATTAAGGCGATGGCTCGCCAGTACGCTCAAGCTATCACAGATCAAGATTATCAGACTAATAGTGTATTGACCACAAGCGCGAGCGTCACAAGTTCGGGCGTTCGTTCGTCCCTTGAGGACTTGAGCGACGAAGTCAAAAATTCGCAACTTTCGAACCAAAAATTTGAAGTACATAACGAAATTGTGGGAGACAAGATCTATACCACAATTAAGGAGAAAGACGCGAGAGAAAAGGCGCTAGACGCTTATTTCTCGTAAGGGGGAACGATGGACTTATTAATTGAAAAAGACGGCCAAAGTCAGAAACTATCTGGCCTTGGCCTTTACAATATCACGGTCGAAGATTCGTCCCCGGCCGTGGAATTATCGAGGCGAACCGTCAAGGGGCGCAATGGTTATATTTTCGACGGCTTGACCTATACCGAAAAGAAAATATCAGTCACAGCAAGGCTTTCAGCGGGTTCTATGGAGGACTTTCTAAACAAAAAGGACGAAATTTCTCGCTGGGTCTTGGGTGACGATAGCTTTTATATTACCAAGCTATACCAAAACGTAAACAATATTTACGACTTCCAGACTCCGGGGCAGACGACGGGCGATCTCAATATCGCCCAGTTGCCACACGCTAACTGGAAATATCGCTATAATGTCGTGGGCGAAGGTCAAATCGAGTTTGACTTTATCGGCAATTCCGAAGCTGGTATCAAGTATAATGTTTCGTTTTCATTCGTAACAGCGGAGCTTCCGTATGGCGAGACGGTCCCGAGGGATCTCGCGCTGAGCGCGAACAGCTTTCCATACAACGGTACGGCGCCACTTAGTCAGCTAGAGGTTCCGTTTGTTGTGGAACTGACCGCAAACGCTGATAATACTGATTTTTTCCTTGAGATCGACGGCCGTCGGTTTACTTATCGGCACACAGAAACGCCTTTAAGATCGGGCCAGAAGCTCCTTTTGAAAGGAGTCGAAACAGCGATCTATCAAGGACCGGCCACGCAAGATCTAAACGTCAACAACCGGACGAATTACGAATATTTCGTTATTAGGCCAAAGCCTAACCGGTCAATTAATTGGTTTACTAATTTTAAGGGGACCGTCAAGATCCTCGGATTTAAAGAGCTGTATCGCTAGAGAGGAGGTGGATCATTGATTACTTTTTACGACGAAAGGGGCAACGGATACGGAGCCCAAGTCGAATTGACAACAAAAAACGCTGTAAATGGCGAACGGTCGATCTCCGGAACGATTGTATCTAATAAGCAGGTTCTTTCGCGCTTAGATCGTGGGTGGAGCTTTACCTTCGACGGCGAGCTCTATAAGATCATTTACGCGAAGCCAAAAGACGAAGGAAAAAATATTTCGCTATCTTTTGACGCGGTCCACCAGTTCTTCTACGATTTTGAGCACTCAAATTGTTATCAAGAGTTTAACGGCTCAAATCGCTTTGAAGTTTATATCGAAGCTATTTTCAAAAATAGCGGGTATCGGTACGTGATCGAGGCACAAGCGGGATCGATTCGAAAAGAGAATTTCGGTAACGCAAGTCGCTTGAAAATGTTTAAAGACATCATCAAAGCAGCAGGCCTTGAATTTTCGGTTACTGGTAAAGTCGTTCGAATTTTGAAAAAAGTCGGGACTGACCTTTCGACGGTCGTCCGGAAAAATTTCAACATGAACGAGCTGACAATCGAAAAAAATATCGGTGGCTTCATTACTTACAAAAAAGGTCTCGGGGCGTGGAAAGATGAAAACAATCATAACGCAGGCCGATATACCTCAGAATACGAGAGCCCACTTGCTCGGATCTATGGCCGAATTGAGGGCGAACCGGTAAGCGATGAACGTTACAAAGAGACTGGTAAGCTCTTAGAACGATTAAAGAAAGAAGTCGACGAATCCTATTCGATTTCGGTCCAACTTGACATGGAAGATCTCACACAAGCCGGATATAAGTACACACGGCCCCGCGCTGGTGACTATATCATGGCTATTAACGAGACGATTGGGTTCCGCGAGAAGATTCGTATAGTTTCTTACGAGAGCTCTTACGACGTAACGGGCCGGCTATTGTCCCACAAGGTAACGTGTAACGATATTGGGACCGTCCAGAAAGCGATCACGTCGGAAGGCTCAATTATGCGAAGCGTTTCCGAGTCTAAAGAGTATGCTGAAGGAGCTCTTGCGACAGCTACACGGGCGCTTGTTTCCGCGAATGGGAAGAATACCAACTATTACGGCACAACGAAGCCAAAAGACGAGCCAAGAGGGACGCTTCACGAAGGCGATCTCTTGTACTTGACCGTGGGCGAGGAAACAGAACTCTACTATTGGTCAGGTACGGAATGGCTTCCGAAAATTCTCAAAGTTGACACGTCAAAAATTGAAAAAATAGTCAACGACGCCCAAACTTCAGCAAACCAAGCAAACGCAAAAGCTGACGAATCCTTAAAAAAAGCTGGAACAAGTGCTGATTTAGCCAAAGAAGCAAAGAGAATCGCAGACGAGAACGTTACGAATTTAAACAAGTTCAAGGCGACGGCAGAACAGGCTCAATCACAATTAAGTAAAGACGTTACGACCTTTAAAAATGAGTATGGCTCTAAAATGCTCGAAGTCGATCAAACGACAACCGGCATAAAAACAAAAATTGGAGAAATAACATCATTCATTGATA